GTTGTGATAGTTCCAGTTTCTTCCGGTCAAACGGCAAGTCTTCGCCAAGTATTCGCTTAATTTTCTCCATCGACCACTTGCTAATGATCTCAATTATCCCCCGCCCAAGCGCTGAGAGCGCTATGGCTCTATTGTCAAATATCTCCTTGAACCCGGTCATGCCCTGCTGCTGCCGTAATTGAATGGCGACACCAGGCTCGCCCTTAGTCATCATATCACCGAGCAAGTCAGGATTCGCGCCAATAGTTCTGATGTCATTATCAAAATACTGTTCGAGGCTCATAAGTCCGGGGTCAAGGTGCGGCGGCTGTAATTGCTGCATTTCTTTACCGCGATTTTTTTCAATCAGATACCCGAAGCGTGACGAGTTCTTGAGTGTATTCACGTCGTCGACCGCGCCCTTCTCAAATATCCACCCCGATTTAACCTGAGTATTGATGATCTGCATTATTGCCGACCGGCGCTTGTTTTTCTCTCGCTGCGGGTCTTTAAGGGGCCGGACGAGTCCCGAATGTTTTTTGACCGGGTCAGGGTAGGACTGGTCGTAGAAGCAGCACATCGGATAAAAAGGATACCTGAAAATCGAATATGGCGAATACCCGTCATACGCCAAAATGTGACCGTCAATCACCGTCCGAAGTTTAATAACCTCGACGCTCTTTTTAATGACATTGTCGGGCATCTCATCGCTTGTAATATCGTATAATCTTGCCCCGCCCTCGTCCAGGACAAAGTACCTGTCCTCGTAGTCCTTGTACCACTTCTCGACGACAAGAAGACTATTCCCCCGGTCGTTCGGGACAAGTATTTCCTGACGTACATCATCCCCGGTGTACCCGCCCTTTGCCTTCATTATCTCATCTTTATGTTCAGGATAGAGCCGCGCGAGTGCCGACTTCTTGACTTTTTTATGCCTTATAATGTAAGAACAGTCACTCAGGTCAAGTTCGGTAAATTGCGGGTCAATCATTATGTCAAACGGGCTAACATGCTTAACCACTATATCCCCGTCAAACGGATCCTCGTTATAATCAACGTATAAATGCACCCACCCCATCGAGCCGATCAGAGCATCTTTGAACGCTGCCGATGTTTTAATGTCCTGATTTTTGAGACACCACGCCATTACCCGGCTTATTGCCTCACTTATTAAAACATCCCCGCCCTCCATCGGGAAGGCTTTAAGCATCCCCCTGTTCTGCCGCTCGTATCCACTCAAGGTATCCACGGTCTTTTTTATATAATTAAGGGTCAGAGCCGGAGCGCCCTTGTTTTTCATATTGAGAAGGTCTTTCGCGTCCCACTGCTCGCCAAGATAAAACTCAAAGTCCTCTTTCATTGTCTGGTAGAGTCCCTGGTAAGCGCTTTTCGCCTCGTTGTATGTCTCCATAACCTCGTCACAGAGGCTTTTAGTGTCTAATGTGACATCCATGATCCTTCCTCCCTTGTTTCGTGTAAATTGAGCGGGTCAGGCACAAACGACCTATCTTCTTCAACCGTTTTCCGTGTGGGAAAAACGACCGGCGCGTCCAGTATCCGCGCGAGACAGTCCATCATATCGTCATGACCGTACGGAAAGTCCTGATATTCGCTCATAAATTCCTCTTTCAAGTCCCGGAACCGCCCCTCTATATCAACGTATGGGATTGATCTTGGCAAAATAAATCTATGTTTCTGGAATAACGGAACGAGTCGTTTAATTCGTTCGGACTTCGGGACGTTCCCGCCCATCGCGTCAATAGCAAAGTGTGTCCCTTCTTCCTCCATCTGCATATTGAAATATTCTATATCTGCTTGCATACCGTATTTTTCATACCCAACAAACAAGGGCTCGTATTGTTGTACTAAATCGCGCAGCTTCGCCCACCGTTCGCCCAGGGAAAGCCTATCTCTAATCATATCGACAAGATAAAAATTCCGCATCGAGCTAACGCCAACGACGCACATCACCGACCAGTCAGCACCCCGCTTCTTTTCTGCCGCAGGGTCAACCAATATGTATTTATTAAGATATGGCAAAGTTTCAGGTTTATAATACTGTACCCAATATGTTTTAAATTTCTGCTGCTTCTCGCTCACCGGATTTTGGCCCATCTGCGCGGCGTACACAAAATCGCCCATGAGGTCATATTTTTCCTCGAGGGCCTCACGGTTTATCAATACCGGGGTCCCGCCGCGCTTGAACTTCCCCTCGTCGTCCACCTCTGCCGGGAATACACGGGTGATATACCGCTTATTTTTAATCATCTCGTCATAAGAGTCACGCATCGAGTACCGAGTGCCAATAACACGCATCTTCCCTGAATTAAGCACAACCCTTTTATTGGCCTTTTTGTCAAATCGAATAGTTTTCGCGCCGAGGTTTTGAGAATTTCTAAAGGCGTCCGTGGCCTTCTCAATTTGCTCGTAGGTATTGACTGACTTAGTATCAACAACGTCGTCGTAAACCCTGACCGTGAAGTGTGAGCCGGTCGGGAGTCCGTCTATAAGGCCCCACGCCTCAACTGAACCCTCTTTAAAAACCTTGTCTCTCTTAACATAAAGCCCGTCATCGAGTGACCACTTCGGGGCCTGCTTGTCCGGCTTCTCAAAGAACACGTCAGGAAAGGCGTATTTAAGGCAGCTATTGGACTCCATCGTCATTTTAAGCGCCGTAAGGTGCTTTTTTGCCATCGACCGCGTATGACTAAAAATCGCTATCCGCTCGTTATTATTATGAACTAACTCCCATAACGGCATCGCAAGAGTGTTGATCGTTGATTTCCAGTGCTCCCTGGCCCATAGGTCAATCGTCATGTGATTGTCCATTTCTATATCATAACACCGCGCTATCAAAAACGGATGATTCACCGGCAGGCCAAGGCAAAAATAACAAAAACAGAAAAAATCCTCTTTGGATACAATACGCACCGTTTCGTAATACTTAATCTCATCGCGGGCGTTGATATACCCCTGCAAATCCCGCGCGATCTCGGCGCAGTCAAACCGTGTCTCAAACCTGTGTATTCCAAGTGCTTCCAACACACCGGGGTAATCCTCCCGCTTGCACGGTGTAAACTCTATATTCATACGACATAATGTATTTTAAGTATTCCAACACGTCAATTTAATTACTTGACTCTGCTCCAAAATGATGTATATTCAACACATGAAAACCTTCACCAACATCATGGGAATAATAGCCCTCATCTCAATAGCAATACTCGTATTCTGTGTAATTCAATTCCTCGACACAACAACATGGACATATACACACTATTCTTGCGAACTCCCCTTCACCTACGCCTTCACCGAGCACCCGCAATACCCCATCGCCGGAAACGCCCTTATCGTCCTCATAATATCCCTGCTCGCACCCTCAATACTCAATACCACCCTCCTGATAATAACTTCAATCCTTACTTGCATCTGTAAATACCTCAATAAATCATGCCCCGACATCCTCCTCCGTATCACTACGGCTTTACTCAATTTTGCCCTCGAAGGTGTTGAAAATTAAACTGTTACCCGTGGCGGGTTATTCCGAGTATCAACGTGTCCAAAACACCCCTACCCCCCCCTATACTGAATTTATAATATAAGTCCTTTAAACTGCGGGGGAGTACAATATAAGCAATGGTGGGCGGGAGCTTACACTCAGCCCTTACAGCAATCTCTATCAATCAACTGGTGACGCCTCAGTCTGTGCCAATCCGATTGTTTTATGGCAAAACCCGCGCCCGCGCGCGGTCGGCGCTGCGGGTGCTGCCTGTCGCTGTGTATTGCCTGCCGCTGGTGAGCTGTGCCGCTGGTGTGCCGCGCGCGTATCCGCTGGGAGTGCCGCATTGAGTTAGTGCCGCCCGAAGGCGAGGCGCCGAAGAAAAAGAAAAGAGAAAAGATATAACTCCCTATAGGAGAAGAGACACAGAATCCCCCGGGGCCTCTATAAGCGCCCCGAAAAAATTCCCCTACAGTCTCGGAAAACAAAAAAATCTTTTTATTTTTATTTTTTTTGTGAAAAAGACTTGACTTGTATAACATGAGATATATATTGTAATACATATAGAGACTCAAATAAAACATAAGGAGTAAAGATCATGACAATCAAAATCAAAAAGGGCGCGGACTACACGATAGTATATAGCGCAACGATTCTGCTGAAAGCAGAAGAAAACGAAATTAAAAAAACGCTCGAAAACCCCGGATTCGTATTTTTCCGCGTAAGGGGGGAAAAATGATAGTTTCTGAAAAAAAAATAAAAATATCATCCCCTGCGGAAATCGCCTTCAACGCGACAAAAATCATAAATGAGCCACTACAGGAACACTTCCTCATTTTCGGGCTCAACAATAAAAACGTGGTGCAATATATTGACCTTGCATCACTCGGGACAGTTTCCGAGACTATAGTTCACCCGCGCGAAATTTTCCGCGAATCAATAAAACGATCATGCAGTGCGATCATTGTCGCCCACAATCACCCGTCCGGAGTCCTGACGCCCAGCCGTGAGGACATCACGACAACGAGAAGACTCGTCGACGCTGGGAAACTTCTCGGCGTGCCCGTATTGGATCATGTAATAATCGGAGACGGGTTTTTGAGTATGAAGGAGGAGGGCTACATAAATGTTTAGTAATTGCCAAAATATCAATGCCGCTAAAAAAACGTACCACGAATTACTTATGATCCATCACCCGGACAAGGGAGGAGACGAGGAAACATGTAAACAGATTGTCGCAGCGTTCGACCGCTGGATCAAAACGTACTACACCGACACCGCGCGGGTGAATATCGAGCATGAGAACGCAACAAGAGACGATTTCCATTTTGATTTTTCAAGGGTCGACACCGAAATTTTCGGGGATATTTTAAAAAAAATAATCCATCTGAATTGCAACATTGAGATAATAGGCTACTGGATTTATTGTTTTGACGCCTTCGGAGTGCGCGACGACCTAAAGGAGCTTGGGTTCTGGTTTTCGCGAAAACACAGGGCATGGATTTTTAACGGTTCTAAAAAAATTAAAATCCGCACGAAATACACAACTGATGACATCCGTGCCATGCACGGAATGAAGGAGGTGCGAGAGAAAGAAGAACAGCTAAAATTACAATAAGTAAGAGCTTTCTCGTATAGAGCAGGCTCTTGTAATACATACAGAGATTGAATAAAACATGAGGAGATACAAAATGCAACAGATTAACAATGAGATTTTCGCGAGGAGAAACAACAATGGGAACTATGATATTCTTTATGTCGAGGATGGTTATCCTGTGACACAAATTGATTACGGCGAGTTTCCTGTCGGGTCTGAATTTGGAACACGCTATGAACATCCTGAAGGAATTGAATTAACAGAGGAGCAAGTAAAAAAACTTGGTATTCAGCGGGGAGGGGAAAATGATTAGATGTAAATTAAAAACACAATACGGCACGTTTTTGATTGTAACAACCGATGGCTACAATTATCGGTTGCTGCTAAACGGTAAAGTAATACACAACAATTATGATCATTCGCTGGAATTTTTAGAAACGGATTATTTGAGTTTCATTTAAAATTAAGAGCTTCGTGTCGAAACGGCCTCCGGGCCGTCCACCGGATTCCCGCCCGGTGCTGATGAGACAGGGACAATAAAACGCAAGGAGTAAGAACATGTCAGCTTTTATTTTATCAAACAACCATATTGCGGCACTTGTCGATTTTGGCAGCAGGCACCGCGCAGAATATTTTTTCGATAATGACTGGCGCGCTATTTATGGGCGCGAAAAAACAGCCGGAGGGATTTTATTAAATGCTAATTACCGATCAGTAAACTGCCGGTATGACACGGCAGAAAGCGGAAAATTTACGTTTATTGAACCGGCCCGAACATACGAGCCGGTCGAAATCCTTAAGGCGTGCGATTGCTACAATTATCAGGCATGTGAGACAGAAGACTACTATCAATCAGAGGCAAGCGCCATAATCGACGCAATCCGCAAGGCGGCGATTTGTGCGTTGCCGGGGTACGAGGAAGCACCCTGGGAAATCTTAGGAGAATAAAATGGCAAAAAAAAGAAAAATGATCCCAAAATTTATCAGAATCCCCGAAGCGTGGGACGATGCGTTCAACGACATTGTCGTTGACGCAGAACAACAAGGGGAGAGGACAACGCAAACGGAAGTAATAAGATTGGCACTATACAGATTTTTAGTGTCGATGGGAAAAATTGGGAAAAAGTGAGGGAGATAACATTTAATAAACCCCGCCAGTGACAAACTTTGCACCCGGAGCAATCCGGGTTTTTTATTTTTTACGCTTGACATTCACTTTAAATATTATACAAGAAATCATGATTACTTGTATTACTAATCTCAAGGGCGGCGTGGGTAAAACAACCACAGCCCTATATCTGTATCACACACTCGGCGGGAGCAGGCTCGCGGTCGACCCACTAATCGAGCACCTGATCAAGCCGCAGCCGAACAGGATAAAAGACATTATTCCCGGCACTACCAGAATCGGAGACCTCGAAAAGTCACTCAGCGGGAGCAGGCGACCGGAGCTAATTTTTCTGATCCGGTCAATATTGGACAAAGAGATTGATAATTTTCTTGTTGACAAAATTTTAGAAAAACAAGAAAAAATAAACGCATAAAAAAATAAAGCCCTGATTGACAGGGCCCCAAAAAACATAAGGATCGGGCCGGGAGGCCCGCGGAGTGTGTTAAATATAAAACATACCCACTCCAACGTCAATAAAAAAATAATTTTCTGGGTGCAGGCATGGCCGACATAGAATATCTCAATGAAATTAGGGCCGAACGAATTAATGACTTGGTAAATCACGGTAAAAACGCAAATTTCACACAATACGACAATGAGCTCAGTTTTATATATGACTATAAATCTAAAAAACGCATCCCCGCATATCCGCACATTCAGCCCGAGGCAAAATTTCTCTTACTAATATTAAAATCGTACTGCATCGAGAATAAATATTACTGTTTCCCCGGGCGCGAGCACTTGTCCGATGTTACAGGGTTCAGCGCGAGTTCAATCAATAGGTATCTGGCAACCCTGGAAATGTACGATTTAATAGATATTCTCGTTTTCGAGTCAGGAATTAGGCGTAAAAACGTATTTATCATTAATACACTCGACAAGGGCCAATGCGCCGAGGATATTTTATTTCACGGCGACAATCAGCCTCAGTCACTCAAACCGAGAACAATAAGGCCCGAATACAGCATTGAAGAAATAATAAATATTATATCAATCAATGATTCGCGGTACATTTTTATCGGCCATAAAAAAATGCTCCCTAAAAAAACGCAGCCCCGCGACAGTGGAGGAAAATTTACCGACGGTCAAATTGACCGCCACACGACGGTCAAATTGACCGCCACACGACGGTCAAATTTACCGTGTAATTATATTGATCTTAAAGAGATTGAGTTTAAAGAGATTGTATCAAAAAAATACAAAATTATACACACAGCGGAAATCATGGGACTCCCCTGTAAATTTAGGGATGATAAAATTGTCTGGTATCAAAATCACGAATACATGGCAGAAGATTTTGTAAACAATTTTCCCGATCATCCAATATCTATAATTGCGAGTAAAATTTATGAGTTTAGTAAAATGTCATAATTGCGGTAAGAGGGCGTAGAGAGGGTTCATTGGATAAAAAAATATTAGATGCTTGTTGTGGTTCGAGAATGTTTTGGTTTGATAAACAAAATAAAGATGTTTTATATATTGATAAAAGATATGAATCTTTGATTGCAAAAGATAGTAGTTGTAAGTCAGGAGAAAGAATTATTGATGTATTTCCTGATGTTGTTTGTGATTTTACAGAAATGCCTTTTGAAAATGAAAGTTTTTATCTTGTTGTTTTTGATCCACCCCATTTAAAAACACTTGGAAAAACATCTTGGTTGGCTAAAAAATATGGGCGATTAGAAAATAATTGGGAATCTGTAATAAAAAAAGGTTTTGATGAGTGTATGCGAGTTTTAAAAACTAATGGAACATTGATTTTTAAATGGAATGAAACCGAAATTAAAGTCAATGAAGTATTATCTTTAATTGAATATAAACCTTTATTCGGGCATACTACAGGAAGGCAAAGTAAAACAATGTGGATTTGTTTTATGAAAAGCGAGCCACGGAAGGCGAGCCAGAGTTAAGCCATGTCATATAACAGATACTGTCCGCATTGCGGGATATACGGTAGTATTGAATCGTAAACGAATATGAGGTAAAATAATGGAAAAAATTAAAGAAAAAATCCCCTGTGAAGTGTACT